ACCTAAGGATAGTGTAACTACACTTTCGATTGGCTGTCCACTAAGCATCATCTCATCACGTGACAAACTTACCACTCTAAATGTTGCATTGTTTTCAAAGTTGAAGTTGTCATACATGCCTTCGATCTTAATAGGATCGTTTAGATTAAAGCCGCGATCAACAAAGTCAACCTGCTGTGTGTTTGCACTGGTAACTTTGTGTCCTGTGTAGTTGAACCCAATTACATTGCTTGTTAAAGTGAAGCTGTTTGCGCTAAAGTCCATACCTTGTACTTTGTTGCCTGGGTAACTTGTGCCAAACATCAACTGATCAAGATCTTTACCTGGTCTGCCATAACTTGGTACATAGTAACTGGTTATTCTGTCCGCGGCACTTAACAACACGTTACCGCTATCAATTTCTGTAAAGCGTGTAAAGTCAAACACACTGTCAGAACTTACGTTAGCATTAGTTGCTAGATATGCTGTGTTGTTGTAGAATATGATGTTGCCGCTTGTGATGTACAAGTTGCCATCTATCTGTGTGATTCCGTTACTGTTGAAATCATATTGTTGTACATAATTGCCTGCATCATCTGCTACAAACAAGCGTGTACCATCGTGTCTCATGTACATGCCAGTTGGATTAGTTGCATTTAAATCTGCTGAATTATTAAGTGTAGCAGTTGAAATATCCCATGCAGTTGAAAGTGTGTAACTCCATACTTTGTTGTACTGTTGTCCAGTTACAAACAGTTCTTTACCATCTTCACGGAAGCGCATGCCTGTTGGAGTATTCTCCTCACTGGTTACACTCTTGCTTCGTGTGCTGTAGGTTGCATTGCTTGCTAACCATGGAACGATAAGTTCGTATTCAAACACTGTGGCATTTGCTGTACCTAATACATACATTCTTGTACCATCTGTACTGAACTCAACACTGGTTGCGCTAGTTTCTTGACTGTTAATACTTACGGCACTAATATTAGCGGCTGTGTTTACGCTCCAAGGTGTAGCGAGTCTATACTCGTATACGTTGTTGTTTGTGTCTCCGACAGTGTACATACGAGATCCGTCTTCTCTAAAGAATAAACCTTGTACACTAGTATCTTCTGTGATTACACTTTGTACTGCAATATTGCTTGCTGTAGTAACGTCCCACGGAGTTGTTAGTTGGTACTCGTAGACGCTGTCTGACACGTCACCTGCAACATACATTCTAGTGCCATCAGGTTTAAAATACACATCTGTTATACTGGAGTCTTGTGGTGCAACATTTGCGTTACCATCAAGTTCTATTCTGTTTAAATCATAACTGTTTGCAAAGTTACCATTTACCACAATAGTGTCTTCGTATGCAGTGTTGGCTTGCCATTGTGCTACATTACTGGTGTAAGTGATTCTGTCAAACTTAATAGTACTGTCTATGCTTCTAATGGTATTGTAGTAAACACCATCATTGTACTCATTTCTCAATACAGGATATGCTGTGGCACCTTCACCTACTCCATTAATAAAGACATTTGGTGTAGTGGTATAGCCCGATCCTGGATTGGTTATTGTAACTCCGGTAACCTGCCCGGTTACAGGATTAACACTGGTGATTGCTTTGGCACCGGTGCCACCACCACCGGTAATTTCAACATTTGGTGCAACGGTATACCTTACTCCAGCGTTCCCGACAATGATATCACTGATTTGAAGTTTATAGTTATCACTGTATTGCTTATATAAATCCTGTGTAAAGAATGTAGAATCAGAGCTTATTTGGATATTCGGGGATCTGTATGTTTCTTCATCTGCAAAATATCTTGCAGGTATATCAAAGTCAGTCCAGGTACCAGTACTAGTATCTAATTTGGAATATGCTGGAGCAAAGTCACGTAGTTTGGTTCTGTAAGGCTTTACTTCGTTGATATAGTCTTGGTAAAAGTACTGATTATCTTTCACGTAGTTTGGTATTTGATCCAAGCCTCTCAAGTTGTGGAATGCATCAATGAAGCTGGTTTTAAATATCCAGTCTGGGTGTTTTTGTTCTTCCATTACAAAGTTTATCAGTGCGAAGTACAAGTTACTCTTTTCACCAGCAAGATCATTAATTAGTATTTCGTCGCTAACAGCATTGAAGATGTTCAACAGCTCAATGCTAGCCTGCGGATCAAACTCTGAAGAATCAAATACTTCACTGTCAAACCCAGAGCCAGATGCGGCTGAATACAAAGACGTGCTCAAAGTAACTGTTGCATTTTCTGCGGCAATCAATGCAAGTGTTCCGTCTGACTCAACTCTGTAGATTATGAATTTGCCTGATCCATCATCTAGTACTTTAACATAATCGTCTTGTGCTAAAGTTAAAACTTGTATGTCACCGTATGTGTTAACAGTGTAATTAATATCATGTCCAGTTACATACGTACTGTCGTACCAAGTGGTAGGTGTCCACAATAGATCGGTTTTAAAAGCCTGTATACGATTCAATTCAAACTCTCTGGTTACGCCATTAAATCTATACAAAGTCCACTTACCATTGTAACGACTATCAACAGGAATCAAGATCAAATAGCCATCTGCAAAATCTGTGGTGTCAATATATGACAATTCTGTAAATGAGTTTACTTGAGAATCAAATACTAAAGGAGTTGCTTGGTTAAGATAAAGGCTTCCTGCAGTACGTGTCAACAACACAGGGTTTTTAATTAATATACTATTTGCTGTAGTTACAAAAGACTCAACAGCATTTAACCTATTAACAAACACACTTTGTAATGGAGTATTCAATACGCCAATCTTGTTTTGCGCATTGAGTCTAGGATCAGGAACAATACTACCGTTGCTGTCAAACCCAGCCAAACTATCTCTAATTTTATCGGTTATTCGTTTCGGAAATAATGATAAAGGGTTTCCTTTTTGTACAAGAGTATACTCATTGTGTATAAGATTGTCATTATCTACTATGGCATTGTCTATGTGTAATACTACATCTGTTCCGGTTAAGACATCACCAACGTTAAACACTGCTACACTGTTAGGAGCCAATGGTGCAAAGTAACGTATTCCTTGATCCTTTGGATTTGCAATATAAGTTTCTAATATGCTGGTGCTTAATCTTCTTAGCGATCTGTTAACATCTACGTCAGTTCGACCTCTTACCCAATAATAAAACTTTTGAACAATTACACCCGTTGCTGGATCAACTGTGGTCAGTGTAGTATACGCAGTGTCGTCTTCGTGCTTTGGTATCCCATCGCCACCAGCTGATACATACTGACTTGGTAAGAAGTCGCTTTCTGTCCATTCATAAATTGCAATCTCGCTACCTGGGAATAAATTTCCCCAATTTTTTTCTCTGTAGCTGAGGCTTCCTTGTTCGTAATCAATAAAACTAGCAACACTGGTATCCCACCAGGTTCTACCTACTTGATTGTCGCTCCAGTAAAAACTTCCATTAACAATAATATTTGCCGCTGTCCCATTGTTGTAGGCGGCTGGATCATAGTCTTCTCTGTGATCAATTTCTTGATCAACTACTCCAAGTATCTTTCCTTTAGCAGGATCTAGTATATCTAAGAAATTGATAATGTTTTGCGAGACCTTGTTATAGATGAATGCACTGTTTACAGCATCAATTGCAACTCTTGGCTCTTTGTATCTTAGTAAGGACCAACCACTCTTGCTGTTCTCGTTATAATAGCTGTATACACTTCCGCCACCAGCAATCAGCTCCGAGTCATTGATTGCGCCAACTGCCATTATGTCGTTTACAATAGCAATGTCTGATCCAAAGCTGAATCCTGTTTCAATATCTGTGCCTGTCAGCTTTTGAGAGAATGCAAACAATGAAGGATTTGCAGGAGTTGCAAACGGATTGCTCATTAAATCGTATATGTAGACTCCACCGGAATCTTTTACCAAAGAAATAATAGTGGTAGTGCCTGAATCAAATGTTGTTTGTGCTAGTGCCTCAGCAGACGATGCATCATTAACATACTGAGAATCACTGGTTGATGCCGTTTTTGCACTAAACTTATCAAATGTTGTGATAATCATTATGTCAGCACCATCGCTTCCAACTGCTAGTTTTCCTACACCTTGTGATAAGCCAATTGCACTAGCAAATCTTTCTCCGACGCTGTTGGGGTGTATTATAATCTGAGCAAACTTGTACAGTTCTAGACCTAGATCTGCAATTGCTGTGCTACCATCTGCTGTCTTAATTGATAACTTTTCATTGGCAACTACAACGTCGCTGGTTAGTTTAAGTTGTGTAGTATCACCATTGGCTACAGTTTCGGCAGTAACACCAGGAATACTTGCGTTGTTAATTTGTGCAACCACATGATCAAGAGTAGTCAAACTGAACTCAACGTATCTGTCGTTGATTATAATTGCATCACCTGGGGTAACTGTTGGCGTAGTAACCACATCACCTACCTTGTATTCTCCAGTTATTTCGCCAAAGATTCTACCAACGTTTAGATATCTATGCACTGCTCCTCGTTGATAAGGATCTGTAAAGTATTCAGGTGCTGTGGCATACAGGTTGCAGCCAGTACCGCAAATTTCCAACTTTGTACCAAACCGTTGCCCAACTTTACCTGTGCTACTGGCGTTAATGGTCTGATCTAACACAAACTGATTTGTTTCAAATCTTAATTTTTGTCCAACGATTGGCACTGCAAAGGCGTTAAACTGTATAGACTTTGGAGCGACAGTGTAGTAATCAGTATTTCTTACCAGTTCAACATCATTTAGTGTTGCTCTAATAAAATCAGTACTAAAATTGTCAGGGGCCGTGAAAGTTGAGCTTATACCGTCTGTGGTAAACTCGGTAATAGTCCTATGATAGATATATGTGGAACCTTCTTTCTCTACGCTGTCTACAGTCCTTTCGTTTGCACCAACTGCAATAACATCGCCGTATCTGTTTGTAGACAAAGACACACCAAAATTAGTACTTGCTGTTCCGGCAATGGTGCCAATTAAGGTATAATAGAACTGTCTTTTTACGATACTGATTTGCTCAAGATTTGCAGGAATAGCACCAGCATCAAATGTAATGTCACTACCGCTTACTGTATAATCGATAGTTGGTAACTTTTCCTCATCTGATGCAACAACAGGAGTCACAATCAAGTCAATTGCATTATCTGAACTGAAGCCCAAGGAGAACGTTGGTGTTGAGCCATCACCTGTGATAGTTTCTGACTCAACAGTTCTAGTTTGTCTAGCATAGCAGTAAACTTTATCGTCGCCCGGTTCACCAACATAAAGATATATGCCATCTCTGCTCATTGCTAGTGACTGTCCAAACTTGTCTGACGCTGATCCAACTGGATTTGTAATGATCTGTTGCAGTACGCCTTCAAAGTACACGTAAACAACACCTTGTTCAGACACACTGTCAGGTGCGCCGACAGCAAAATGACTGCTTCCGTTAGCAATAGCTTCGCCGAACCCAGCAATTCTGTTGTTTGCACTTGCTGTGAATGAAGTTGCAACATTCCAGGTATCTGTTGAAGATCTCAAGAAACTTGTAGCTCGTCCTCTGCCAGAGACTGACCCAGGCGAACCAACATACAATATTTGCCCTGTGCTATGATCTAGGTCTACGCTGTAGCCAAAGTTATCATTGCCTGCTAAATTGCTTACATCAAGTGTTACTTTGTCGTTATTGGCCCACGGACTGGTTTTGTTGTACACACCCCAGTTGCCGTTGACATCTAAATTTTCTACCCAAACTTTGTCATTTTCTTCCCAACCAGTGACTGGCAGGACAGACTCAATCAATTCTGGTGTGTTTATTTTCACAGTGGTAAACACAAACAACAATCCGCTTCCAACAACTGTTTGTTCAGTGATAAGGCTTTGCAAATTTTGTTCTATTGTGATTGTAAATCTTGTTGTGTCCACAATGGTGTTTACTTTGTACACACCGTTGAACCTACTGTCAAAGTTTTTAATCACAACAAGATCATTTACACTGAGTCCATGGTTTTCGTTTTGTACTATTTCGGCCTGATCATCTGACGTGTAACGCATTGCGAATGTTAGACCATCTACTAGACTTGCTCGATAAACATTCCAATTTTTTGTGAAGTCTCGTGCTGTCCAAAGTTTGTAGCCTGTACCAATATCATCAACAACCGAACTTAACTCATTGTAGTTGTTTAAATCAAAAATTGTTTTATCAACATCATCAAGATTAACAAATCCTGCTACCGGTAAAGGTTTTAACAGTGCAGGAACAGCAAGCGATTCAGTACGCAAGAAATTAGGGTCGTATGTTCCATATGATTTGTAGATACTTTGTTCGTCGTAAGATACAATATCTGCTTGTGCTGTTATACCTGTGCCCAAGAACTGTATTGATGCTGGGTTACTATCTACTAGTGACTCGCTTAGTTCTACTTCGACAAAATTATTAGTATCCAGTGCTCCGTACTCACCGGCTCGCACCGCCCAGTTTTCGTAATAAGTAAGATCAGTATCTAGGTCGCCAAACACTGCTCCTTTTAGTGCAGTTAATGCACTATCAGTACCTTTGTGTTTGATAAGTCCTTGGTAAAATTTACTCTGTGTTGTTGTGCTGATTCCTAGATTTGTAAAATACTGTCTATCTCTAAAACCTATTAGTCCGTTGCTGAACAACTGTATGTCTTCATTCAACGGTTGGTTATCAATATCGTAATACTCAATACCCTGCTGTGCGTTTGTAGCAAAGTTATTGATCATACCCGCTCTTAATTCTGACTCAGGAATCTGCTTCCAGAAGTTTGTTTGGAAGTCTGAGCTTGCTGTAATGTTTTGCAGTGCAGTATAAAAATTTTCTTTGTTTTTTACAATAGTGCCTTTGAGATAGTCTCGTCCTGCCTGCCAGTTAGCAACCTTATCACTACTGAAGATGAATCCAGGTAATTCTAAACTGCCATTCCACCCACTGGTCTTGGCTCCTACTACTCTAATTCTGTACTGTCGATTTCCTAACTCAGGAACATAAATTACATCATTGAAATCCGTAACATTGTCAAGAACCAGTAAATGTTCGTATTGAACAAGACTCAGTTCAGCAAAACCAACTGTTTGCTCTAAATTAGAATTAAAAGTAAAAAGATTGTTTTCTCTGCTAACAGTAAAGCCACTTGACTTGATAGGAGAGAAGTTTACATCCATTACTCTGTTACCAAACGGAGTATTTGTGATTTTATCAACAATGGCGCTTTGATTGTAAACTTTTAAACTTGTTGATACTGGACTTAGTACCAGTACACTACCGTCACGCCAGCCTTGGCTGGTCCAATGCAGGAATTCTTTTGCACTTAGTATCCAATCTTTTTGTTGTTCTAGATCCTTATCAAAATCTTTGAACACAAAACCTTGAGCAATTAATCCTCGTTGATAACCTACCAGGAAGTCAACTACCTGTTGTTTGGTATTAAACTCAAATCCGTATGGAATAGTATAGCGTGATTTTTTAAAGTCTCGATATATCACTCCACGTTGTTCGCCTACAGTGATTGCATAGGCATTGTTGTTTGGCTCACTAGGTATAATACTAAAGTAAGGATTTGTTAAATCGTATCCACTAACAGTATATCCTCTGGCACTTTTTTGCACAATAACTGCACTATAAGTGATTTTGTTTAGCGGGCTTCCTTTGTAAAGCTCTAAACTGTAGTTTTCGTCTGGGATAACAATACTGTCATTGACACTAGTGGGACTATTCTGTTCAGCCAACAATTCAATATATTTTTTATCAGTGTAGCCAGCAAACTTGTATGTTAATCTTACGTCCAATGCCTTAAGATTGTCTTTTATTACTGTTGATGCGTTAGCGACACCCAAGTTTTTCACATAGTCTCTGATCCAATTGAGATAGCCTGCTGTTCTTTCAACAGTGCCGCTGGCATTGGTATACCCGTGCACCAGCAGTGTTGTTGGTGTAATGTGCTGACCAAATGTATCTACTTCAAATTGAGCAGTCCAGGCATTTCTTTTATAATTTCGTACATTTGCCTGTAGACCAAAATATCTTCCTGGTTTTGCAAGTGCTAAGGCCAGGTGCATCATGAATGGATATTCGCTACTACGTCTCCACGCTGATTCAGCAGGACCTATATCACCAACTGCAAAACTTGAATTGGCTAAACTACTGTCAAAGTCCCTAACCAAAATTTGTTCTGGACTGCGCAATGCTCCAGCATCATCTACTGGTATAAACTGTGCGAGATTAGGGCGTTGATATCTAAGATCAAATCCAGCACGATCACCGTCATGTATATAACCTAAACTGAGATCGCTCCATAGTACTTCATTACCCCCGGTGTACGGTGCCGGACCGTATCTGTTTTCCCACCAGGTTGGCTTTTCACTAAAGCCCAACATCTCCCATGGATGTGTGTGCGGTCTATCAGTGTCAAAGAAGTGTTTGTAAACAGCTCTCCAACTGCCTGGCAGACTTTCACCGTTGACCACATCAGTAAAGTTCTTGTAATTCCAAGTGAAAGGATCGCTTGCACTAAATGTGTTATTGGTGGAAAAATCTATTCTGTTTGTGCCTGCCCAGGCTAAGAATCCCTGACTTAGAATTTGGTTAAACTCCAGTCTGGTATAGTCTGTTGTTCTAAACTTGCCTGGTTCGTAATCGTCTAGATTAAAAGTTGTTGGATCATAAGTGGCTTTAATGTTGTTGTAGATCCTGCGCTCCAGCTCAATCAACATGTCATCTCTGAAGTCATTGAACGCAGGCGTTAGACTACCATCATGTCCTTGAATAACATTTGCTGTGGTCCTGAGTGTGTCGTCGGAATATTTTTCCGGATAGAACTTGGGATACATTCCCATCTTGGTTGGGGTTTCTGGCACCCAACTACCATCAGTGTTGTTGTACTCAACAATGCTGATAATATCATTAAACAACAATCTAAAACTACTGGTAAATGTAATTGCTGGTCTATCTGTGTTGAACGTATAGTCTTTGTCTTTAATCAACAAAGTTTTTGTAGTAACATTGTTAACAGTCCTAGTCAAGTATACAAGTACAGCCTTGTTACTGAGTATTGTATCGTTGAAAATTCTAGTTATTTCGTAACTTAGTACCTCAGGATCATAAATGGTATATGCAGGAATCTCAACAACCTCGTTGGTTCCGTGTGGAACCATGTCACTGTAATACCAAGGGAAAGTTTCGTTTTTAACTTCATGTAACTTATTAAGAACAGCATCAACCCCAGCGGCAATGTTATTACGGTCAAACTCCAAGTTTGCAGACAGTTCGAGGAACTTATCTTTAAACTTTGAATATTCTCTATTAGCAAGTCTAATAGACTCAACAAAATTCATTGTTGGGTGATTCAAAAACAGATTACTGTATACTGCTGGAGAACTGTGCTGAAGTATGGTTCCACCGTTGTTTCTATAAACAATATCTCTAAGGTTGCTGTCACCTGGTACGCTGCCTACAATGTTAAGTGTATTATTCTTTAATCCAACAAGATGGTTGCGCATCTGCCCAAGTGTAAGCAACGACAAGTTCTTATTAAGACTGTTAACGTCAAGATTAGCAGGCACTGCATAGTTTGCGTTTTTAGATACAGTATTCTTATTAAAAATTGTAACAAAAATTGCATCATCCTGGGCAAGCAACTCTGCATTAACCAACACTGCATATTTGTCGACTACTTGTGTTGTAGCAAAGTTTCCGGGAGCCACAATCTTGTTATTGATATAAACTTTGATGTTAGGTTGATTTATGCTTGTGTCTGGTAAGAAGTCGATAGGGAACAAGTTGGTAGTACCATCATATGTGAATTCGTATGTTTGGTACTGTCTGCTAAAGTTTTTGTTGATTGTCCAAATGTTCTCACGTTGAACTGTGGTAGTGGTTATGTTTTTTTGTAAATATCCGCTGTTAACTTTTACACTCTGCACTGCACCAGTACTCAACAAGTAGGTAAACAGGTCGCTATCAAAATTGTTCGAAAACTGAATGTCACCTTGTGTGGCAAAGTTTTTGTAATCTAACGGAAAGCCCAGTACTGGATCGTTGACCGTCCCAGTGCCCCTGCTATAGGAAAATATCTTTGTTCCAGCGAATGAAGATTCTGAATAGGTTAACTTGTTTGAGAAACTAACACCGTTTGTGTCTATAACATCATACAACGGTTCCTGACCTACTGCTGTTTTTTGTTGTGAGCTGACCCACAGTGTTCCGTTATAATGCCACTGTTTACCACCGTTCTCTCCATACAACACAACAACAGTATTTCTATCAACAACGTCAGCATCTGTGGCTTCAACAAGATATGCTTTATAAACATTACCAGGTGATTCAACTGCTAATTCAATTGAAAAATCATAAATCTTGTTCCTGACATCATTATTAGTGTCACTGGCAAATATTACTCTGTCACCATCAGTTAAGGTTAAAGTGCCCACTGTGAAGGTTGTTGTGTCTACAGAAACTACACCGTTCACTTGTGTAAATGCGTTTGTTATTGTTGTGTCTAGTTGATCAACTGCTAGTTTTGCTACAGCTCCAAAGTTGAACAACTGGTAATTGCTGTCAAACTCAATAATTGGTCTTTGTGCTCTTTTGGTTTGATCCAATACCAGATCGTTTAAATTGTATTGTGCGACTTCTTTAAGCACATCTGTGTGTACCCAACGATTTGTTCTACTCCATGGATTCCGATCAATACTGGATCTGTTTATTGTGAAGTAGTTTGGAGTTGCAGGTTGTAAATAAACCTCAAGTCTTGCGCTTGACCCTGTGCCTCCAGTTACTGTAACTGGGTTGGTAGGTAAAACAGAATAGTCTCCTCGTTTAACAATATCAAAGGTGCTTAATGCTCCTGATGTTGGCGGATCAATAGTAACGGTTGGAATTGCTGGGAACCCATCTCCTGCGGCTGTTACTGTTATACTTGTAACAACGCCGGCTGTGATTGTTGCAGTAGCACTAGCATTTGTGCCTGCAGAATTTGTACTGACAGTAACGTCCGGAGCAGTTAAATATCCCGACCCACCGTTAACCACTTCAATTGAAGCAACGCCGGCTGTGGTTGAGTCTAAAGTTGCTGTTGCTGTTGCTGTGTTTGCTTCAATTGCGCTAACCACTGCTGTTGCCGCTGTGGTAAAAGTTCCACCTTCTAGAGTGATACGATCGCCCACGACATAGCCTGTTCCGCCGTTGATCACAAAACTGGTGTTGATATCTTCAATCGGAATCAATTCCGATTCAGCAGTCAATGATATGCTTGTTCCTACACCTTCTACATAATAGGTTTTATTTTGGTATGCTGTAGTAACTGATGCATCAAACTTGATCTTCATACCATTGGTAAACACTATACCATTTGGACTGGTGTAATTGGGTTTTCCTACAATCTCAATATCGGGATCAATTGTGTTGGCAATAGGATCAACTATACTGATAAACCCAACAGCGTCTGAGTCGAGTGAACTCTGATAGTACAGCACTGGCAAGGGTGCTGTGATTTGCGGTATTTGGTTATAGACATTCAACCGTTTAAAAAACTCTTTGCCGGCATTGGTTTGCCCGCTTACCACACGTACTTTGTTTTCGTCAGTAACTGTTGTTGCTTGTGTGAGCAGTATACGATCATCACCATTGGAGTCAGGCACAATCGTTATGTTATAGATGCTGGTTCTTTCTGCCAATGGTACTAAGTTGCTTTGATCAAAGTAAACAACTCCATCAACTGTTCGTGTGGTGTTTACCCAAAAAGCATCATCAATATACTGTGTGGTAACAAATATAATTTGTGTACCATTAAGATACTTAACTGGTCCATCGACGCCCCCGAGAGTGTCGATTAATTCTTGTGGTTTAGCACCTTGCACTTGATTGTATGCGAGTGCGGTAGCATAATCAGCATTTCCAGCAATAGGCATTGAAGTATATCTCACCTGAGCATCTTCAAGCGGAACAGTAAATGTAACTGTGCCTTGATCCTCACCATTGTTGGTAACGCCTAACACTGACCTTGTGGTTTGACTGGTTATGTCAGGATTGATACCATCTATTCCAGGTTTGCTTTGAATAAAAAACTGATTACCGGGCTCATTGATTACAAACTCGTACACTCCGCCGCGGGCTAATGTAATCTGTGGATTAGGAATATTTTCGTTGTCAGTAAACGTATATTCGTTTAACGTTGGGTTGTAAGACACTGTGTAAGTTTTTTCTGTAGGTACGTCTGTAGCAGATACTTGTACACTGTCCGGCCCTTGAGGTAACCAGTAGTACTGACTGAAATTTACAAACTTGTCAAGATCAATCTTGGGATTATATGAATAATATTCGTTATCAAATAAACGATTTTGATTGTTGTTGAAGCCACCATAGTAGCCTACTTTGCTTAGTGTGTCTTGATATGTGGTTGCAAAGTCTATATCACCGGTGGTTGCGTTTTGTATTATAACACTAGGTTCTAGTTGATAATCCTGTCTGTCAGTTGTTGGTTCTTGTATATAACTGTCTGATGATTTAAATGTAGGGGCTAATTTTCTACCAATGTATCCATCAATCTTTCGAAGATCGGGTTCACTAACCAATTGGTCAAGTGTAGCGTTTAGAAACTTTTTATTTGTATTAGTTTGAAAAACCTCAGGCAAAAACCGATGAGTCTTAAATACAGCCATTACATGTCCACCTATGTTCTATTAAGTTGCCCTGCTGTAATAGCAGAGATAATTTGTACATCACTTACTGTTGCGGCGCTAACAAAAATTTCGTTAGCTTCTGCGTTTATTTGATATAAATCACCAAACGAGTTGCTTGTTGCAGTCGGTACAATGATTATACTGCTAATGTCAGGTACCAATTGACTGTGCAAGTATGCGCTCAACTCGCTAAAATAAAATGTTTCACCAAAATCCCAGTTAGCAATATCAAAGTAACTGTTGATAGCAGAAATAACTCGACTCTTTATTTCATTATCGCTGATAGTAACTGCAGGATTTTTTACAACTTTAAACGTAGCTCGAAGAGCTGAATCAGCTTTGGCTCCAAACAACGGCTTAAAAGTTGCCGCATTGTAAATTAAACTATCACTGATTGTTTTGTAAGACTCGATGCTTCCAAAACTAACACTCAGCTCGGACCCAGTAGGCTTTACTGGTTCTGTTACAGTGTTACTTGTGTCTGTGACGTACGCAGAGTACTCTGTGCTGTAGTCAGCAGTAAGCAAGTACAAGTCTATTAGATTATTAGGACTTGGATCAATTCTTCTATTATTTGGTGCATTGTGTGTATATTGGAACATGATATCTTGTCTACCATTGCGAGCAATATAATTCGTTACTTGTGTTAGTGCTGTACCCGATGTCTCGTAGAATTTGTCTTCTGTGTAGGCATAAAAAATAGTCCCAGCTGTATACAAAGACAACTTGTCCAGGATAGCTGTTTCTGTTGCATAAAGAGAAACAATCATAGTTCTGTCAACTGGATCATATGTTAAAAAGTTGTTCTCATTGAGAGATTGCACAAAATAAACATACTTGGTTGCAGGATTAGTATCTGGGTCCACTAGTGTTTCAAACAGATCTGGATCGTCTGGTACGCCGTCCAGTTCATTGTCGGGAAATGTAACAAGTATTTTTCTATTGTCATCAAACCCATCAGACTGTATTACCTTGTTGTCTATTCTCCAGGTCTGACTATAGAACAAACTACCGGCACTATCAGGTAGTGTGTTGTTACGTAATACCTTAATACCATCCTGTATGGTTGTTGCTGTTCTGCTGTCGTATACTTTTACATCAGGATCAAAATAAAATCTTGTTTCTTTTTCGCTCTGGAAAAAATATTTAATACCACGTGATTGTACAGTGTACTCGCCGTTAGCAAATGACAACTTTAAGAACCAACTGTTGTCTAATCCTGTTCCGGTTATACTTCCTGCATTGGTCAGACTGAAATCTCCTGTTCCAAGATTTGATTCATCAACAATTTGCCAGGACATTTCAGTGACATCGTACCTGAGTCCAAATGTTTTATAGCTGAGAATATTGTTTGCTATTTGTGTAATTAGTGTAGTTGGCCAACTGGATTTAAACACTGGAATAACCTGTGATACAATTGCAGTTGATGGTACAACAATACTGAGGATTGCATTACCAATCCCTGGAGTTGGGTAAGAAATTATACTAGCCCATATGGTTGTTCTTTGATATTCTGTAACAGGTGTGCCTGTTTGCAATTGGTTCTGAGCGTCAAAGTACTGGCCACTCGGTGCAGTAAACTTTACCAATGCTCCCTGTGTTAGGTACGTGTAGTTATTTGAATTAAAAGTTCCTTCACTTCTACCACCAGAACTTAACAACTGGGTCCAAGTTGCTGTAGGCACTTGCCTGGTAGCTGTTTTGTAGTACAAGTGTTTTGCTTCTGTAGTTGATATTAAACTTTGCAGAGTGTTCTGCACAATAAAGTTAACTTCGCTACTGCTGGTAAATTGAAATACAGTATTGGTGCTTTGGTCTTCGTCGTAGATTATTCCATCCTGTGCAATAATATTTGTGCTGGAGTAGTTGCCAGTTGGATCAATAACGTCAAGGTATCTACTGATTCCTGAACTTGTTCTATTAACTGCTTTTGCTTTGACCACATTACTGAATGTTGTGTAAGGAAGAATATTATAGTCTTCGCCTGACACCATACGATTTTGTGTATAGTATTGCTGTGGTGCTTTTGTTCTTATATCTTCAAGTGTTTCTCTTGCATTAGCATTGGTTACTGTGTACTGTAATGCCGCACGTACTGTGAGTGTTTCGGGTCTTCCTGTTCTTCCTCTGTATGGAATATTAATAGTCACACTGCTCATTTCGTCAGGTGTGATCTTGTAGGTTAAGTTATTGGATACTCTATAGAAAAGTCTAAAGTTTCCAATTGGGATATTAGTAAAGGCACCATCACCAAACACTAAGTCAATCTGATCATCGGCTCTGGTAGCAACACTGTATAAATCTCTTTCGCTTGTTTCGTTAAAGATAACATTAACAGCATTAACGGCTGGTACTTGTGTCCATTCTGTGTCAACAACTCCGCTGGATAACAACTTGCTGAGCCAAATATCTGTGTTGTTGATATTGTTAAAGTTAACACTTACAGTCCGATTTGGTAAACTATCAGCAATAGAAAAATCTAGTTTTTTCAGTTCACCTTGTTTAAAGTAAAAGAAGTAACCAGTGTCGTTTGATCCATTGCCTTGATTATCGTTGCGATATAGTATATTAAACAGTCCGTTAGGATTAGGTGAGTTTTCGTATACAAATTCTTTGTCTGCTGTGGTAGCACTAACCACCTCAAAAGGCGTGGTGATACCAGCTACACTGGCTGTGTATGACTGCGTAGGAATTATACTGTTTGCCAATTTGACTGTATACTCGCTTGTAGCGATACCGTTTATATCTTTACTACCACCTGGTTTGCCTATAGACTGTTGATCTACCAATGTTGCATTCAGTATCGCGGTAAACTGTTCTAGCCAGTTTTCATTTGTATTGTCGTTCCAGGTAACCAAGGTATTGCTGAGATTATTGCCTAATCCATCAAACACTGTTTCCGATGTTTGAATACTTTCAAACTTTAGGAATCCTGACGCAGGTATGTTACGCTTTGGATTATAGCTAACAAGCCTGGCCAACTTGAGAATGCTGTCTCTGCGTTCTGCTGTGTCTAGAAAGTTTTCTCTAGCGTTTAGATCTGTTCTGAATGCTAAACTTTGTCCAAGGAATGCAATTAGATCAATAAGTGCAACGTACTCGCTTGACTCTGTAAAGTCATTGAAGTCTTCGGGATAGTAAGTACGCAAGTACTCAATCATGCTTTTACGGATGGTTTCAAAGTCGAAACTTTGAAAATCAGCTTCCCTGAAAGTTTGATAGATTTTGGTCCAATCTTCCTGAACCAATAAGTTAGTTTGTCGTGTAGTAGTAGCCATATCTCATCAAATACCTGTTATTAGGTATTTATGGCATTTAAAAACGGCTTATATTATAAAACGCTTAGATTGTTTGTATTGGAGTTGAACGCTAGACTAAGTCTATCTGTGAAATTTCCAGGAAGGAATGTTAGATCAATCTGCACCTGTAACCCATGTTCAAATTCGTCCATGAGCACACTGTCCACACGCAGCCTTGGATCTGAACCTGCTATAACTCGTACATCTTCTACTATTACAGCTTTGGTATCTTCTGTGAGTGGCTCATACAGCATTTTCCAGATAATACTACCAAATGCTGGGTTCATCAGTTTTTGTCCCTTTTCTATACTGAAATGATTTATTAAGTCGCGCTTAACAAGTTCATAATCAGTCAGACGGAACTTTTTAACTTGATTTACTGTGCTAAAACCTTTGTATCTTGCTACCATAACTGTATTTACTCTTTTTTATGTCTACCGATTACTGGTTTTTACTGCATATTTGCCAGCATTAAAAAACAGTGAGCCTGGCCTGCCTTGACTGTCTACTATTAAGTCTGCTTGGACTTTCCATTCTTTTACTTTAGATGCTATCAACGAAGTGTAAACTGATGTAATACTATTGTTTAATGCTGTAATATTTGCACCAGCTGAA